CCCTTGCCGTTGTAAACCCACAGAGTGGTACCGGCACCTTTTACCGGCTCAAGGGGATTTGGTGTTGCCATATCGTCCTCACATCTCGTAGGTAATTTTCCACAGGAGATCTGCCGATCCCCACATCATAAACTCATCATCCCGGCGGTAGTCATACCCCTGAAGATTCATCTTCAGCAGTAATGCACTGAGCCCGGGAACTGCCTCCAGCGCAGGAAGAATTTTTTCTTCCATCCACATATCCAGTGCCGAGTCCGGTTCTTTTGCCCTGAGAAAAACCTCAATATGCAGTGTCGCCTCCCAGGTTCCCTCATCAACGAACTCGTCAGCAGCAGACGCATCTGTCAGGTAAACAGCAACAGCAGGCAGTTCCTGTTCATCAATAAAAACCGGGCGACCGTCAAACCAGCTCACCCTCTCAGAAATATTTTCTTTCAGGGCAGACAGAACTGCCGCCCGTATTTCACGGTGTTTCATACACCCTCCCAGTCATTTTCTTTTCAGCACCAGGCGTAACTGATGCGTCATGGCTTTCATCATCTGCGCCGGTAATTTTTCCCGGTACATCCGGTCCCGTTCACGTTCAAAGGTTTCTGCCAGCGGTCCGGCAGTCGTAATCTTCACCACTTCGATCGGCAGACGGTGGCGTTTCGGCCTCCCTTTGCTGTCCGCGCCGGTGGATGATGATGCCCACGGCATACGCTGCATCACATGCCAGCGTCCGTTAGCCAGCCGGGTGATAAAGGCGTCCGGGATCCGTCTTTTCCCCACAATCAGCACACTGCCGCCCCCTTTCAGGGCCGCACGCTGTCCTTTCTTTCTCCGTTTTCTGCGGGAAAGTCGAACGCGGGCCTCCCCCAGTTTGATGGCGGGCAGGTTGCCGGTATTGATGTAAACCTTTGCGTAAACCTTATCCGGTCGTGCCGGACTTAACCGGATGCGGGCACGGATAAGACGACGGGGAACGGCCAGCTCCCTGGCAACTGAAGAGGCCGTTTTCGCAATAATGGCCCCCGCCACTCGGTTCAGTGTCGTGGCAGAGGCCCGGGGAACGGCACGGCGATCAATTGCATCCAGATTTTTCATGGCCTGCGCCAGACCTTTTATTGCCATACTCATTCCTGTTCGACAAAAATCCGGGGTTTACCGTTGTACGTGTCATAACGGGTCACCGTCAGTGTGCGCCCCGCAAACACAACAACATCATGACGGGCCGGACGGTACCGGGCTGAAAACACCACCAGTGACAACTGGCTGCCCGAAAGCGCCCCCATCTCCGCGGACTCTTCCTCCGGCATCACGTCGTACACGACGCCGTTAATCTCCGCCTGTTTGCCCATCACCCGAACGGTCGCCACGTCCATCCGGCAACACATTCGCGTAAACAGATCAGACATTGATTTTTACCGCCACAGTGGCGCTGTTTGCAGGGGCATTTTCCCAGGCTACCCCCGCTGCCACCGCACCGTCTGCAGCCAGCTGCACAACCCCGTCCTTCAGATAAACCACCGCGCCGGACTGAATGTCGTCAGCAGACTGTTTGGGCAGCAGGAACACGCCTTCGGCAAAACCGTCACCGGCCTCACCGGCAGGAATATCGGTAATGGCCACGGCCACCATACTGCCGACCACCACCGCAGCACCGCTCAGGATGGTCTGATCTCCGGCATTCACCAGTTCAATGGTGGTACCGTCCTGTACAAAATTTTTCGCCATAATGCTGTTTCTCCGGACAGCCCCTGTGGGGCTGTTTTTCAGGCATAAAAAAAGCCCTTTCGGGCAGTGATTGTGATAACGCGGTTATCAGGCCACCGACGAACGCACCAGCCCGCGCCAGTCAAGTGGTGCCACTCCGGCATCAATACGGATTTTTGTGGCAATGCCGTCAGTGGTGAAACCTTCCTGCTGATCAATGTATGGCGTGTCCACACCATCCAGCCAGGCCACTTCAATGGTGTCAGTGCCCTGTGCCGCCGCCAGATACCAGGTTTTCGGGTCTGCCGCATCAAGACGCGCTTCTGCAATCACCTCAGCAAAGTTCTGGATAGGGTTAATGACACCGGCGTTTGCATCCGCCCCTTTCACACTGGCCGATTTGATGGTCTGGTTCGCCACCGTCTCCAGTGCCACCGGTACCAGCATAAAGGCCGGACGGATATTCAGGGCACGATCGCCTTCTTTCTGCAGGCGCATCATCTGACGGGCCGCATCCAGTCCGGAAACGGAGATCCCCCCGGTGGCAATATTTTTGTGATCGGCATGGAACAGCGCCTTACCGTCGGACAGTTTCGGGTTATCCGTCAGCACCTTGTAGACCAGGTCACCAATCGTTGCCTTCGCCGCACGCCCCATCTTCATCGGCACGTCCACCAGCATATTCAGATCATCATTGATAATGGCCTGGCGGGTGATGGAGAAAATCTCCCCGTAAGTGGCCAGTGCAATGGTCTCCTTGCGATCTGAGGTGGTGATGTATTTATACTCCGCCCCCTCACGAACCTGGCGCAGAGAACCAAAACCGCCCATCCCCACGCGATACGCTGTTTTGAAGTCTGACAGGCGTCCCTTACGGGTCCACTTCTGGAAGGTTTCTTCTGATTCCTCCCAGCCCTGGATCAGCCCCTTGTTCGACACATCCAGCAGAATATTGCCAAAATCAGAGGTGCTGTGCGTCAGCGCCAGCCCGACCATCTGCATGGGGTTATAACTGGCCACCCCAATACCGCGCTCCGTCAGTGACATGCGAGCCCATTCACGCAGGGTCATCCCGTTATAGGCGTTATCCTTCTCGACATTTTCAAATCCGGCACGGGCCAGCATCGCCTGGCGGATCCCGTCCCCCACAAAATTGCCGTTTCCGGCATAAATATGGGCCGGTGTATTTTTGTTGGTCGGCGAGGACTCCTTGCCCATTTCATTCAGCAGACGTTCACGGGCCATTTCCAGCGAACAGTCAGGATCAGCCACGCACTGTGCCTGAAGCGTCTGATAGCGACCGCCGAACATGGCAAACAGATGGTTAATGCCTGACATGCGGGCTTTCTGCTCAGCCATAACGCGGGCGCGAATGGTCGCCTCATCAGACACTGCCGGTACCGGTGATGGTTCTGTTACCGCCGGTGCAGGGATTGTCACTGTGGTATCACGCGGGGCACTGTTGCGTGGCGGAGTAATCATGTTTCGGATGGATTCCGGCATCTTTTTAAATTCCTCTGTACGTTTTGACTGAATACATGCCATTGCCTCAACAGCGGGTGTCACCTGGTCAGCAAATCCGTGTGCCAGACATTCGGCACCGGACATCCAGGTTTCATCCGCCAGCATGGCAGCAATTTCATCGGTGGTTTTCCCGGTTTTCTGTGCATAAGCGGGTAACAGAACCGCCTCAACTTTATCGAGCAGGTCGGCATAGGTGCGCATGTCCTCCGCATCACCGCCCGTAAAGCCAAATGGTTTATGAATCATCATGAAGGAGTTTTCCGGCATAATGACCGGTTTTCCCACCATCGCAATGACCGACGCCATTGACGCCGCCACACCGTCGACATAAACGGTAATGGACGCACCATGTGTTTTCAGTGCATTAAAAATGGCGATGCCTTCAAAGACATCGCCACCCGGTGAATTGATATTGAGATTAATGTGGGTGATATCGCCCAGTGCATTCAGATCACTGATAAACTGCTTCGCTGTAACACCCCAGAAACCAATCTCGTCATAAATATAAATATCCGCGTCACTCTGGTGACCAGCCTGCATCCTGAACCAGGAATTATTCTTCGGACTGGTCGTCGGTGTGCTGCGGCTCCTGTCGTTTCGTTGCGGCACTGCTGCCTCCTTTATCACTGGCCGGATCGGTATCAAATACCAGATCCAGCTTGCGGTTTTCATCAATTTCGGCCTTGCGCCGACGTTTGACATCATCCGGATTACGACCACCTGCACGTACCCAGTCTGATTCTGTCGCTGCTCCACCACGAATCTGAATTTTCCAGGCCTCAGCCTCCTTAACAGGGTCAATCCACGGCATCACCGGTCCGGAATACACCGCGGTATACAGTGAAGAACGGTCAAGATCGCGGGGTAGCCTGATAACACCGGATGCCACAGCCTGTTTCAGCCAGGCACGATACATCGGGCGGGTGACGGCACCAATAAACCAGTCCTGCAGGATCAGGTAGCCATCAGTGGATTCAACCAGCTCCTGACGCTGGGCGCTGTAAGTGCCGTTATAGTTGCGCGCTGTACTGGAAAAAATTCAGACGACTGCCCGCCGCCACGGCACGCAACTGACCATTACGAAAAGTTTCAAGGTTAGGATTGGGGCGATCCGACTTCACCATTCCGATTTCTTCGCCGGGTTTCAGATCGTCGTAAATAATGCCTGGCTGAATGGTAAGCTCGCGTTCCTTATCCTTGCTGCCATTACCATCCGGTTCATAGCTCTGCCCATCGCCTTTCCGGATGTACATCCCCAGAGCAGCGGCGATCCTTGCTGCAGTCAGCTCAGAATCCTCATACTCTTTCAGGGCACTGAGGCGGATCAGCACACCGGACAACAAAGACGTCCCGCGCATCTGGTGCAGACGGCGAACAAATTTAAGATGCAGCATTCGCTCTGCATCCACTTCTTTGGTTTCCATCTGCCGTCCGGATACGGGACGGCTTTTATACACCAGATATTTTTCGGGACGCCCCCAGTCATCAACAAACACGCCCTGATTCAGCCTGTTGCTCTCATCACTGGTCATGGGAATAAAGTCTGGCTCGAGCGCCTCCAGCCAGAAATGAACACCGGCAGAAGGCGTCAGGCTGTTTATGCGCCCGGAAACCATCTGGGCAAACACCTCACCATCGCGCAGCCAGGTACGCAGCATCAGACGTTCCAGCATCGGACGGGTAAACTGCCCGGTGACTTCCGGACTGACAGACCATTCACTCCATCGGGTGCGTATCTCCGCTGCCAGATCACGGGCAATGGCCCCATTGCGTAATACCGGATGTGGCTCGACAATAATCCCGTTTTTCCCCACCACCCGTTCTTCCAGCTTGTCAAATACACCAATAACCAGATCGTGGTTGTTATCAAGGTAACGGGCCTGCTCACGTAACGACACGGCCCCGTACTGGCTTAACTGGTCGGCAGTTCGGTTTTCCCGCCGGGCTTTGTGTGTCCGCGTCGTTTTTACGGCCTCATAAGCCTGGATCACCGCACGGGAACGCAGCCTTGCCGCTTTCCATCCTGGTGAAAAAACGCCAATCACATCATCAAGAATTGCCATCAGAACCTCGCCAGCCGGTACCCGGGATGCCCCCGTCGTCGTGTAATCAGAGCCGCAAGGCGGCGCTCCCACTCCTGCCGTCCCTGCCGGATCTCAGATAAGTTTTCCATGGTCATCTGCTGACCATTAAAGGTGACGGATTTTCCGTCCAGCACCGCCATTTCAGCTTCCGTATAACGCTGAATCATGGCTTCGATATCATTCTGGTTCATAACCATCCTCCGGAAGTCAGCCAGGGGTTAACATCGTCAGTTACTGTTTTCTTCCGTTTTTGTTTTTTAACAGGCGTGGATACCGGTTCCGGTGAGGGTGACGGTTCGGTACTGTCCGGGACACTCTCCAGCCAGGTTTCCCGGCTCGCCCACCCCGGTGCATCCGGCCAGCGGATCTTTTCGTATCCATGCAGAATGACCAGAGCCTCGGCATACACCATCAGGTCAAAAGCTTCGTTGGCACCGCGACCCGGCTTACTCCATTTCCCGTCACTACTCCGCTCTTCATACGTCAGTTCGTCGTAAAACCAGCTCCCCAGCCAGTCAGGGAAATGCACATAGCCGGGACCTGGAGAGTCACGCCATAACGCGTTATTCACCCGGTCTTTCAGTGCATCCGTCTGAAGAAGCCAGAGCGGCACATCACCTGCGGCCTGCGCCCGTCGGCCCGTTCGTCCGGTGTTATCAGGGAATGTACGGGTGATCAGTTTTGCGCGCCGGATGCTGTCGCCCTTAAACAGGTAAATACGTTTACCAAGGCCATCACGACGGCAACGACGCCAGAATTTATAGGCATTATCAGTGACCCCGTCTTCACCGCCGGAGTCCACCGCCATTGCCATCAGTCGCATTTGTTGAGAAGGATCGGAGGCCAGCGGCCAGCTTTTATGAAAAACATCCGTCAGCAGGACATCCCAGTCTTCCGGATAGCTGGCCGGATCAATTCGCTGGCTCTCACCGTCGCTGTCACCGCGCAATGACTGCGTGATGTTGTAACGATCAATAATCCAGCGTTCGCCACGGCTGCCATAGCCCGTTACCTGAACCACAAAACGGCGATGACGTCCCGCCTGCACATCCACTGTCGCCACAAGGAAATTAACGCCATCCGGCACACTGCTGGAAGGAACTGGCTCTGCCCGCTGCTCAAGCAGTTCACTTTTTCGTTGCTCCATGCTGGCGCGGGGAAGATAAGGTAATCCCCAGTCGGTATTGATAACCGTCTTGAGTGTTTCTTCACTTCCGGTTGTCTCGTATTCCTGTTCTGCAGTAAGCAGTTTGTAAACGAGTTGCGAGAGTGTCTGGTAAGCAGCTGCCGGACCCTCCATCCAGAATGACGCAATACGTGAGCGTCGGGGATCACCATAACGACTACCATCCGCATTGATGGATTCACCATCCCGCAACCAGACCCCACGTCCGTTCAGCTCACGTTTTTGTTCAGGCATAATCCGTCCTGAACAGGAAGGACACTGAATATAAGCCGCCTCACTTGCCAGCACGGGAGCGGCAATATCACGGAAACCAGCAACCACATCGCCGCAGGGCTGAAAATACTCACCACAGTGTGGACAGGGCCAGTACCAGCGACGGCGATCGCCACGGTTATAGAGCGACAGTATCCCCGTGGTTGGTGGAGCCTCATGCGGTGAAGTCCGTCGCCATTTCACATCCTTCACATCCCTGCCGGGGGAACTCTCCACCAGCGTCATACCACTGGACATAAATGTGGTGGTACGTTTTGAGGCAAGAGAGAAGGCATCCCCCTCGCCATCAATATCTTCCGGAAAACGGTCATAATCCGTCAGCGCCACGCATTTATAATCTGATGAGGACATGATATTGACTGACGGCCAGCCGATTTTCAGGTAGTTGCCAGCAAGGAATGTTCTGTCATAAACGTTGTTGTCATTTTTGTTCGGACTCAGGCGACTGACCACTTCCGGGCTGACGCGAAACGTTCTGGCGAGTCGTTTTTTGGAGTGTTCGCGGGCTTTTTCCTCCGTCATCTGAATGATCAGCATATCCGCAGGATCGCAAATCACGTTGTAAATCACCCAGCCGTCAATCAGGCCGATAGTCTTGCCGGTTCGTGCCGGGCCAACAAATATCACTGCGTCGTATTCACGCGAGGCCAGGCAGTTCATCGGCTCAATAACATACGGTGCCACCAGCGGATCCCACGGGACTGAGTTCCCGGCCCCCATGGGCACCCGCATATACTGAGCAACGGCATCAGCAACCCGCATTCGTCTCGGTGCGCGAAGGATATAACCTGAATCGGTTCGTGCTGCCTTTGCGGTTTCCTGATTCAGCATTACTCCTCCTGCTGTAATTCCTCCTCATCATCCGCACCTGCTTCGGTCACCCGCAGGGCTATCTGATCGCGCAGATCATCAATAATGGACTGAACACGGCTCACAGCGGCAGGCTGCAGACCACAGTCACGTTCCAGAATATCCGGTAATGTCTCCAGCACCTGCACGACCGCTTTTGCCCAGATGGCAAACTCCCGTCTGACATCACTGGCCGGAATGAGTTGTGCCGTTTCCTGTTCGAACTTAAGACGCTCACGTTCAGACTGATACCAGGCTTTGCGTTCATGTGGATCCATTTCGCCCTCAGCAACCGGCGGTGGTAACCCCATAAATTCAGTCAGAATATCGGTCAACCGGTATAGCTTGAGTTTGTCATGTCCACCAGCGGGACGAATGTTTTTCAGTCTTGCCACGACAGTCTGGCGGTGCAGACCAGATAAAGCCGCCAGTTGATTAATATTCAGCACCAGGTTTTTCAACTCATGATCCATATTTCCTCCGGAGAGCTTTAAACATGCATCGTGCGAACAACTTTAAGAAAACGCGTTCGATGTCGAACAAAAAACACTCAATTCGACATACAAAAAACAAATAACCATTAATAATCAATAAGATGCAAAGATGATGGTGGCCGATAAAAATGCAAAAACTAGCCTTTTTCCGCGACGCTCCCGCCCCGTGGCAGGCCACCCCACCGGGAGGAGCCGTCAGCCTGAAAGCCATGACGAACGTCTGATACAGCCCTTGCATGAATGGCATCGGGATAATCCAGAAAGGAATAGCATCGACCCACAAGAATCTGTGTGAGTGTCCTGTTTCTTCCACCCCCGCACAGGACTGGCGAGCATGAGGGACAAACCCGCGAATCATTAGCGCGGTAAAAACCCGGTGTGCATCGTTTTTGATTATTCCCGCACACTCGCGCAGAAGGAGTTCCCCGTCGGGCTACGGTCATGGTTAATGCGGGAATACAGCGACGATACAGCGCATGATGTGTCAGGCTTGAATACCTTTATCCGTTAAAAGGGATATCAGTTAAGTTATCCCGTGTAGGGTATAAGCCATTATCAAAGCCACTCTGTAGGGAGTGGCTTTTGTAATGGCAATAAAAAAGCCCCGCGAATGCGAGGCTAAATCCAGGTATTTTTAATGACTGGCTCTTATCTCAACGCAGCCCCTTACCGCGCGCCAGATGCTCAATATCAAGCATCAGCAATGAGATGTTTAACCATGATTCACTCCAGAAGTGAGCACCACCCTGTCTACAGAGCCAGATGTGAAGGATGATGAGTAAAATTATCGCTATCATCGAAGGCATTGCGTCCTGATGTATTCCTGAAGCGTTCTCAGTGCTGTTTGGTCGCGGATAATTCCGTCCCGGATACCGAGAACGTTTCGTCCAGCAACTGGAGAGAGTTCGACGGTGGCATCATTGCCCATGCCGGAGGCGCTGGAGGTTTCGTCTGAGGATGGCACAGGGCATTTTCCTTTGACGAACACCCGACCACCATTATCAAGCTTGCGCCGAAGAGCATCATTTTTAGCTTTCGCATCAGCTAACTCCTTCGTGTATTTAGCATCGAGTGCATCAGCAGCACGCTGGCGCTGCTGCATGTCAGTAATGGTGGCGGTCGCCTGCTTCAGCTCACTGACTTTTTTATCACGCTGTTCTTTATAGGCGATGGCGTTATCACGGTAATGATTAACCGCCCATGACTGGCAGACGATGATGCAGATAACCAGAGCGGAGATAATCGCGGTTACTCTGCTCATTGTTGCCCCCACAAACAGACTTCACGCTCAATCTCGCGGCGAGTCATCAGCCCTTTCCATTGCTTACCGCCAGCGTATGTCCAGCGCCGTAGCTGATCACATGCGCCTTTGATATCACCCTGGTTTATTTTGCGAAGAAGCGTCGATGTTCTGAAATTACCAGCGCCCACGTTGTAAACGAACGAGTAAAGAGCGCCGCGCGTTGTTTCCGGTATATCGACTTTGATGTACGGGTTAATTTGTCTGGCGACCGTGGCAAGGTCTTTATTCAGGAGGGCTTTGCATTCTGCTTCGGTATACGTTTTACCGGGAATGATGTCTTTTCCGGTGTGTCCGTGACATACAGTCCATACGCCAACGATATCTTCGTATGGTATGTAGCTGACACCTTCCAGGCCATCGTCACCACTCGGACCAGTGATGAGCACAGACGCTATGGCAGCAGCCCCACCACCAATAGCAGCAGCAACAGCCTTGCGTAATGATGGCGACATTATTCACCTCTCGCAGCCTTACGCTTATCTTCTTTAATCTTGAAATAAAGGTTTGTCAGATACGTCAGCAAGCCAAACACCAAGCTACCCAATACGCCTATTGCCACCCACTGGGATGGGGAGACTTTGTCCAGCAACTGCAGTAGCCAGTATCCCGTCCCCACCGCTGACGTGGTGTATGACACACCCGTTGTGATTTTTTCCATCTGGTACATACCCCGTCTCCCGCAATCCGGAAGCTCACAACAACAGGAGGGGCATCAGCTCACACCGACAGCCCCTGCGTATGGTTACATCATCATTTCGCCGCCAGGCTGAGGCTCACTGCTACCGTCAGGCTGAGACACAACGCCATCTGAAACAGCACTGTCACCCGCGCCGTCTTCAGGCTCAGGAGCAGCCGGTCCCCCCAGCAGCTCATCCAGAATGGCATCCACTTCAGCATCAAGACGCGCCTCAAGATTCTGGCGGAGTTGCTGTTTCAGTGCGCTTCTGACTTCTTCAGAGCGCAGGACGTCCTTCACTGCTTCAGCAGTGACCAGAGATTTTATTTCTGACATGGGATTTTCTCGTTGAAAGGTGTTGTTAAGAAAGTTGCTACGAAATGAGAGGCTCTTCGGGTTTTGTTCCGGCTGACTGGCTGGCGCTGATTTTTTCCGCCGCCGCGGCATCAATCTTTTTGCGTATATAGTTCCGGATAACCTTATACCCGCCACTTACCAGATATAACGTGCACACCACCGTGCAGAAATACAATAAAATAAGCTGTACAAATCTCATTATCCCTCCCGGTTATTGATATGGTGTTGACATCGTTAATACCTGTTGGTTAAAAAAGTGTCCTGCATGTTTTGCTTTGGATATAACGACATTTGCCGCCGGTTCTGGCTCCTTGTTTTCCCTGCCCCGGCGGCCTTTTTTTCCTGCTTACGGGTTATTCACTTCCACTGTTATACTTTCAATCAGCACCGGATATGTCGCACCGCTAGTGATATCGGTCACGCGCAATTTGTCTGCCGTAAACGTGCCGACCGGTGACTGTGACAGCATGAACGGCGTCCCGTCCTTACCATCAATGACCGGCGTCACCTCAATACTGTTGTTACCGGCAAAACGGAAGCCCAGCGTATGCCATTCGTTATCAAATGCGCCGAATGACCCCAGCTTCGTGTTCTGACCAGCATTTCCCTTGTGGTACATCACATTAAGGTCTGTGGCATCGCTCTGTACGTAAAACGACGCCAGCAGGTTATGACCGGCATTACCTTCCAGTGTGACACCCTGAGGCAGTGAAGAAACCGGCCAGTACAGCGCCAGTGCGTACTGATTAGCTGTCAGTGTGCCATCAACTTTAAAACGACAACTGATAAGCCCGCCCTTCTCCAGCAGGTCTGCGCCATTACCGGCATCATGCTGCATAAACCACGAGGAACTTCCTGTCTGTTTGGTCCACCTCAGCGCCTTACCTCCTGCAGCACCTGCATCATCAACTACCAATGCACGCCCTCCTTCAGCTCCCCATCCCTGCGGATTCAGTAAACCACCTGACTCTGTTGCACGGTAATAAAGCAGCGTTGTCACTGATTTCCCGTCCGTTGACGGTGTTGATGGTGTGTCCGGTGACGGCTTCTCATCCGGCGGCATCACAACCTGTTCCCCACCCACCAGTTCAGCCGTCCGTCCTGCATGGAGAAGAATCGCTGAGGCAAGACGGTCAGAAATAATCCCCCTGCGTGCCCATGAGCTGAAATGGCTCGCACGGTCTGCTGACGTCCAGTTTGCCGACGTCCGGGAGGCCGCACCGTAATATCCTGATGCCGGAATATCCGGGTCTTCTTCCGGTTTGTTCGTCGGGACATTTGCTCCGTTCTCATCGGTCATGAACGGCACAAAGTGAATATTCTTTTCCGTTTTGTTTTTGTAACTGCCGTACACCGTCTGGTAAGTGGATTCGCTCTTCTGCTTCCAGAAATAAGTTGTGTCTCCACATATCCAGGGAACACCGTCAGCAGAACCACCAGCGCACTGTCCCACCATATCTGCAAGGTCCGTACGATATTGTTCCACTACTTCTGTAAAACGGGCTGTGTGATTTGCTGGCGTTCCGTCAAAGTCAAATTCCCCCTGCATCCACACCACGGCAAGCAGCACATTTTTCGGGTTCTTTGCCAGCGCGGCTTTTGTACGACCGATGAGATCCTTATACAGCGGCCTGCCCACACCCCAGCGGGTAGAACTCTCTGAGGCACCGGTCACGTCACTGTATGTTCCATCTGCCCCGGTGGTGAAAGCTGAACCACCACGGCAGCACGGAACCAGAAGAATACCCGCATTCGCCGGTATAAACGGCAGCAGCTTTTTGGCAATATGCAGCCCCTGCCCCACGGTTCCGTACTGACCTTTCGACAGGTCAGCTTTCGGATGGTTAAGACGGCTCATGTCCTGTACATCATGCAGACAGTGGTCTGCCGGAATAATGTCGTTATATTTACAGGGAGCGCCATCCGGCGTCACTGTGCTGCGACGAGCCAGTTGCTTTATACGCGGGTCAGGACGGTCATATGTCTGCGGCAGAGGAAGCCCCTCACCGTAAGCCATGCCGTTCGACTGCCCGGCCAGTGGAATAACGTAGTAATAATCTGGCTCCGTGGTGACCACTCCCGGATAGCCACCATCCCCCGTGCCGGGCACAACCACTGGCGTGGTCACATCCCCCTCCGCGGCAATCGCCTGCATCAGGGTATAAGGGGTTATGGCCACAGGACTACCAAACGGCTGCCAGCCCTCTTTCAGTTTGTGTGTCAGCTTTTCCGCAAGATCTGACGGCGACGCCGCCCTGACAACATCATAATGTTTAATCGACATCGAATTTCTCCCGTGTACAGGAACAGAGTTAAAAAGCCGGAACCGGAATCAAATCACAGGATGACCATCTGCCAGTGGCTGGTCGTAAAAAAAAGGCCGCGCCATGCGCAGCCGGAAATAAAGGGATAACGATGATAGTTTGAGAAAAACAGAAATAACACTTTTGTGGCAAAGCATGGTGCCGGGTGCCTCCCGGTGAATTCAGTATCAGCACCTGAATCCGCGATTACCCCATATTCCTTCTTGCTGATTGCCCCACCGCACAGGGGGATTCACCATGCAGAAGTGTTTTTAATAAACAGCAAAC